CAAACTGGGCTAAGGGAGGAAATTTCCTTGTATAATTCTTGAACAGAATACTCTGCATTATCTACTATTATATCAAAATCGTCCCAATTAAAGTTTTCATAATCAAGAGCAGTTTCACACGGGTGATCGCTGGATTTTGTATCTCTTGTGAGACGAATAACAATACCGCCCGCTTCATGTATTGCATTCACTTCGTTTGGAAATCTTACATCTGGAATCAGCGCAAGTTCTGATTCATCCTTCAGTATTTTAGAGATGGTGTAATCAACCCATACCGTATCTTTTATGTTTCTCATGACATCTGTACCAAAATACTGTAAGAAATCTCTAGCAGTCTTTCCATATGGAGTAGCTGTATTTTTTTGATCATCAGTACCATAGACTTGCTCATGTGTTAAATCAAATAAGTCCACACATATTGCCTTTAAATAATCTGCAAAGTGATACAATTTTACAAAAGGCCATACGTTTGGTTCTGTATATTCAATAAATTCTTGATCTTTTCTAGTTAGATCAAATATTCCCCACCCAGTTTGCCCATATGCATTTTCTGTTTTAACTTCAAGCTCACCATTGTTACTAATTCTAAAATCTTCAACAAGCATATTGTCCTTTAAAACCTTGCCGCTCAAAATATTTGCAACAGTATTTTTACCAGACTGCTTTCTACCTGATATCCCAATAATTTTCATTAGTACAATCCCTCCAGAGTGTTTAGTATAGACTTTTTAATTTTTGACACTGGCATATCGCCAAGATCTTTATTTGATAGTTTGGGGAATATTAACTTGTGACTTCTGTTTAACTTTCTGTATATTTCCATTACAGCTTCTCTGCCAGCCTGATCGTTGTCCATTAATACAACTATTTTAGTTATGCTTGTATTCATTAGTTTTTCTATTTGTGCTTCAGATATGTTCTTACCAAAGACACCAACAGCATTTTTCACTCCTGCTTCGTACAATTTCCACACATCGCCTTGTCCTTCTGTAATAAAGATACATGACTTTTCTTGTGCGGTTTTAATTGCTCTATGGTAGTTGTAGAAATAGTTTCTTTTGTTAAAACCCGTTGGGTAAAATAGGAATTTTGGAGATCTATAATGCTTAGTAGCCCTTCCTATTAATCCCACAAGCTTTTGGCCATTATCATTGTGTATTGGTATGATTGCTCTTTCCTTCATTATACCATTTTCTAGGCAATCTCCCACTCCAAAATATTTTAGTGTAGATTTGTTAAAACCCCTACCGTTGAAATATTCTGATGGCGTTTCCACACTATGCTTATTTTCTATTTCTATGTCTGTAAACTCGATATTTTGTTTACTACATTGTTTTATCAATGTCGCAAAGTCATCTTCATCTTCAGAATCTACTGGAGATTGATACGAGTTATAGTTTGAGATATTAAATTCAGATGAGATCCATTTTAGCACATCCTTAAACTCCAAACTTTTTCCTTCTTGAGCAGACAATGCGGCTTGTATGAGTCCAAATATGTCATTTTGATATTCACTTTGACAATCCCTAGTCCAGCACTTCCATATGCATTTATCTATCGAAAAAGAAAAAGCTCTTGGGTTATCACTTCCCTCATGCGCTGGACATGTTGAGTATACATTATTGTTGAATACTTCGCACTCCATACCTAGCTTCTTGAAAACAGTTTCAGCTTCTTTATTGAGCTTCTTCTTCAGTTGCTTCAAGTTCATTTTTGATTTTGTCCATATCGCTTGAGTCAATTAGGCCCGTATCTCCAACTGGAGCATTTTTGAATTCATTTCTTGTTTTGAGTTCTACTAATTTTGCATGAGATCCAATCATTTGCATATTGATGTAATCACCATCGTCCATCCCAGCGCCATGTCTTGAAACAATAGGTACAAGTTTTCTATTTCCTGCATTTGGGCCATCTTCAGCAAGTTCTTCTGGTGATTTAGCTTTGAATATACTGAAAGAAGTACAAAGCCAAATTAGTCTATCTGAACCACTTACAGCGTCTGTGCTTTCCTTTGTTATACCATCTCTGTTTAATTGCACGAAGGATAGACAAGGTATGTCTAGCTTAACGCATAAATTATGAAGAGAGGTAATTTGAAATCCCAACGCTTGATATTCCTGTATATTGTTTGTAATAGATGACGATGACATCAACTTTAAATAATCGTAGATGATCAAGCATTCATTAGTTTTACCTGTTTCATCTGTCTTTACTTCTTGTACTATCCACCTCTTAATAATGTTAAGAATTTGTTCAAACGGCTTTCCCGCAACACTAACATAGCTATATGGTATAGAGCCTAACTTCTCTACTGCCTCTCTGACTTTTTTATCTTTATCTGGATCGTCTACAAATTTGCCAGTAGATACTTCATTTATAGGAGTGCCACTAATATTTGCAATAAGTCTATTAAGATGGTCCTCTTTCGACATTTCTGTGTCTAGAACTAGTACGGGAATTCCCAAGGAAGACACATTAAGGGCAACGTTATCTGCAAATACTGACTTACCAACTTTTGGTCTTGCTGAAACAAGGTCCACGCATTTTCGTCGCAAACCGCCACCAATGGCTTCGTCGTATTTTGAGAACCCAGTGGGTATGCCAATAATATCACATTTGTTTTCTGATAAGAATTCGACATAATCCTCTACTCCTTCTCCAATTTTTTCTGGATTTTCGCCGCCATCATCTTCTCTTAGAAAGTCTGTAACAGGATTTTCTAGAATCCCTATGATATCATCAATACTTTCAGTGCCAGTAACTTTATCAACATCATGATGTATTTTAAGTGTTAGATTTTTTATCTTTCTAGCAAATTCAAATTTCTTTATCTGAGCGGCAAAGCTTAATACGTTATCTTTATTAACAGAGAAATTCTGTAGGTTGTTAATGTATGATAGTTCTTGTTTTGTATTGATTACGTCAATGACATTCAGAGACTTTGCTGCTGCCAATATAGATGGTATATCTACACTGTTGCCACTCTCAATAATTAAACGAAGACATTTATATAGTACTTGGTTATTAGCATTTACAAATGTATCATCGCTGATAATATCTGATATCATTACATAGCAGTCTATCCCATGCTGCATTAAGCCAGCTAGGACTGCTCTTTCTGCACCAATATCACTTAATTGTTCAGACATTAACCAGTACACCTATCACATCTATAGAACTCTCCATAAACAAGGTTGGCATGAACTTCTTGCTTCTTTCCACAAACATGGCACACGACACTTTTCTTTTTTGGCGGTTTTCTATTTCGTGGCGTCCTCATTGTGTTTGGCGTTTTGATATCTTTATGATCGTTACCATTATCAACCCATTGGTTTTGGGAAGCTTGGACTTTTTCTCGTCTACCGTTTTGCTTCATGGTATTAATTTTACTTCGCTTCATGGTGAAATCGTTTGGCATTTCTGGCACTTCTTCTTCTGGTTCCTGTGTAGCAAAATTTTCTGACGCCTCATTCTTATTTTCACTTGCTCCCAAAGCTTTCATTAGAGCAGCTTTTTGCTCATCAGTTAAAGTATCAACAAAATCTTTCATGCTCATAATCTCTTACCTTTCTCTGTTAGTATATCTGCTTTACGCTTGAGTTCATAAACCTTGCCGTCAAGCTCTTGTATTCTAGCACCAGCTATTTGTCTGTACCCATCTATGACATTAGCATATTCATTATTCACTACGATAAGTTGCATTTTGGCTTCATGCTTTGTGTACGGGCTAAATTCATCGTTGTGTTTTGCCACCAATTTCTGTAGCTGGTCGTGGCATAGGTCGTGTACAACTTTCTGCCTATTAATTTGGTCTTGGATATAAGAGGCATAGCCATACAGCATGTATGCAGCGTCAAATAATTCTTCTTGATTTAGCTGCTTCATCTTTTCTTGCGACATGTCCGCATATAGCAAGAACTCTTCATGAAAGCTGGCGAACTTGGTATTTGTTTCGTTAAAGAACTCGTCTAGCTTTGCAACAAAATCTTCAATGGTTTCTTTAGCTGTTTTCAATTTGTTCTCTCCACTGCTCATCTGTATCAGAATATTTCAACACTACAAGGTCAACCTTGTTCAATTCGCACCACTCTATTTTATCCTCATCCTTGGCTTTTGCCAACACAAAATCTGCTTTGCTCTTGTGGAAAAATGGACAGAACTCATAGTGCTGCTGTCCATGAACTTCTACTGCTAGTTTAATTTGGGGGATCAAAAAATCTAGGAAAAGCACACCCTTGCGGTGTGAAGGTGTACTTCCGGGGAGTTTGACTTCCTCCAGAATCCGGTATGAATGAAAGATCTCTTTCAGTAACTCTCTTGCTCTCAGGTGAAACTTCGATCTCTTTCTTGTGTCGTTTGCGGCAACCGAATACCCTTCTAAATTCCAAACGTATTCTCTGCCATTTAAACCTGTAACTTTCATTGAAAACCTCTGTAATAATTTTAGCAAGCAAAACACCTGCGCATATTTTAAAGATATCTATCATGTGTTTATTGGACGCCATTTTTCATTATTATACCATATCTTTTGAAGATCCTTATTGTTTTTGAGTTTGTTGTAAGCAGATGTTAGATATTTACTGATTTCATGTTCTTCTTGTTTTTTTGCAGTATGCTTACTCCATTTAATTTTATTTTCTATTTTGAAATCTATGTTAAGATCGCTAAATATTTTTTCTGGATGTATATTAAGAATGGAGTTAAAATCCACAAGCACGAAATGATTGAACGTTTCTTTGAATGTGAGAAAATTATTTTCTAAAGCCGCCCATGTCGTGCCTTGTATCGCTAAGAATATCGAGTAAGGTAAATCTTTTGGTATTACACCTCCTCTCCAGTGTTTATATAGACTAAACATCGCTTCATTATATGTCCTAACCATTCCTATAAACAGAGTGTCTGGTGATGCTTTCTGTAGATTAGCTAATTGACGCCATGATGGGTCAAATGCAATCATTGGATTTTTAAGCACCTTATAGTCATATGTTTCTTCTGGGTTTATAATACCATTATATTCATTTAAACCGGGTGCTATATTGCTAAAATTCCCTTTCATTAAAGATCTAAGCAAATGTGTTGTTCCAGTTTTTGGTGGCCCAATTATGCAGACGGTTTTATATTTCATATTATGAGTTCACAATCTTTTTGAGTTTCTTTTCTGCGTTACGAATTGTCTTCTTAACATACTCTGCTAATTCGTAGTCTTTTTTGTAAACCTGTAACTTTCATTTATGATTCCTGTAATTAATTTGGCTAACAATATGCCAGCACATCTTTTTAAGATGTCTATCATGAGTTGATTTTAGTTGTGTACGAATAGAATTTGTGGTATCTTATATCTCTCATTACATAGAGGTAAGCATTCTTCAAAATAATCCCAATCTGCTGGCATGTATCTTCTAGAATTAAATCCTATTTTTCTTGCTATCTCTGTTCTGATTGCAGCGCAGCCCATATCTATGCACATGTATTTTAGTTTTGCATTTAATAAACCATACGGAACTTGTCTATCAAAATTTGGATTGATGTGATTATGCACACAGTCCCAGTAGACAAAATCTTCTTCGCGTTTATTTATTTCGCTAATCCAAGTTGGAACATAGTAATTGTCGGTATTAGTAATTATTGTGTAGTATGAATCAAAAATAGGATTTTTAAGAGCATAATCTCTGGAAGCATGTCCAGCATTACCATACCACTTGTCTGTTGAGGATATAAACACTCTATCGTCTTTTATGTTATTAACAACTGATAAAACGTTGTTGTATTTTTCTCCACCTCCATCATGAATTATTCGTAACTTCCAGTTGCTTGCTGTTTGACATTTCATCATGTACACAAAACACGCTACTTGTTCTGGGTTGTCATAAGACACAGCTATAACTTCTATTGTTTTCATATTATTCGTTAACAATCTTCTTTAGTTTCTTTTCTGCGTTACGGATAGTCTTTTTGACATATTCTGTAAGTTCATAGTCTTTCTTGTATACCTGTAAGGCATCGAGTATTCTCCAAGCTTCTGTCTTTGTTATGTCTATCTGTGCCATTAAAATAGTTCCTTAATTTGTTGGTATATGAATTCTGACACGCTAGGGTTTTCATTTAAAAACTCTAAGGTGTTATTAGCGCCCTGAAATTTAAAAAACCTTTCGATATCTTCTGGCTTGTCAGACACGTTGTTGTCTTGAAGGATCTTTTTAACAGATGGATGTTCAAGATTGTCAATAGCACACTGAATAGTGTACCAAGCCCCAGCGGTCTTGATTAATCTAAACTCACAAGCGATCTGTACAACTTCTTGAGTTTCATCAATACCAACTCCGTAGCGTATCCAGCTTTCTGCTGTGCTGTTTGGTAAGCCACCAGCACAAGATGTTTTGATAGACCAGTTGGCAATCTGACCTACGTGCGGACCAGTATCTTTTGGTACTTGCCATCTCCCACGATGTGTAATTACCATATTAGTTCCAGCTTGGTATTGCAACATATTACCACAGTCTGCCATCTTTGATGGTGAATACGGCGAACCGCCAGTATTAGCAATATTGTGCGTAATACATGTCAGTATAATTTTATTCTTCATTAATGTACCACTGATACGTTTGAAGAACATAGAAAGCAACCGTGGCAATGCGTT